TTCTACGTAGAAAGTCCTCTGTAACAAGGTAGTGCAGCTCGTTAAAACTTTCTTCTGTTGCCTTCTTGGGTAGTTTCTTGACTGTGCTCATTCGATTCCTAATCCTTTTTTGACTATTTGTAATGCTCTGTCATCGAGCTCATTATCTGTAGACTCTACTAATTTTTCTAGTAGTTCAACTACAAACTTTTTAAATTTGTCGCTTTTTAGTCCTGTTAAAACTAATGGTTTAATAAGTGCAAACATTATTCTTCTCCGGGTGTAATAATTTCTGTTTTAACAAAGCGTCCGTTCTCGTCTCGCTTTGCAGCCTTTTTCTTAGGCTTTTTTCTTGCAGCTGCTTCAAGTGCTGCTATTCTGTCTGATAGTGTGCTCATAATTAATAAGATTGAAAACAGGATGCCCACCCTATTGAGATATATTTATCTTGTTTAGGTGGATAACCTTGGTGGTAATATGTCCAGTCTGCTGGAAATAGTAAAAGCTTACCTTTTTTAGGATAGACTCTGTCACCTTGCCAAAACTCTGTATAGCCATCTTCGACATCATTTAAGTAGTAGATGTAAGTTAATACTCGTCCCATGTGTGCATCACTATGCCATACGTATCCTTTACCGGGAGGGGTTTTTTGGATTTGATGAGATGTAATGTGTAACGTAGGCATGGGAATCACTAAAGGTATTTCCTCACCAGTATTAAAAGACTTTCTAGTCGTCTTTTTACAATGCTCACTATACTCAGGTAAAGCATCTCTTGTGTATATAGTCAAAGCTGTAGATACATCTAACCACTCTAACCAACTAGATATAAGAAGGTCTTGACTGTCTTTTATATCGGTATCTACTCCTCTGCCAATTCTACCTTGTGAATGATTATCCTTATATTTTTCAAATCTCCGAATCATTTCATCACAAATTTCGGGTGGAATGACATCTTCTTGTACCCAAATAAATGGGTCTGTAATTCTATCTAAAACGGCCATATGCCTTTTTTCTCCTTTGGTGGTTTTACTTTTACTATAGGTATTATGTCAGAACACATTACGTACATATCTGTACCGGGTCGGATCATAAAACCTTTCTTTTGCAAATCTGCACATTTATGGGCTCGTGTAAGTTCATACTCAAGCCGCATTTTTTCTTCATATCTTTTTGCCATCTCTTTACACTGCTTATATCCTGACTTATCTAAAGGAACCATGAAGTTAATCTGGAACCCCCAGTTTTCTGCTATAGTATAACTACTAGGCTGCATTAATTCATCAAATGGTTTACTGTGATTGCCCATATAAAAAGGGCTAAATGTCATAGTAGATCCATTACATTGTATGTTTGGACCATATACTTGACGTGACATAGAGCCATTGTTTTGAAACTGTACAGCTTGATTAGTTACGTTACCAGTAGCAGCAGCGACAGGATTACTAACATTAGTATCTCCTTCTTCTTCAGCAAATACAGGTGTACCTATAATTATTGTGCAAAGATAGAGTAAGAGTTGGTAGTAGATTCTGTTTCTATTGTTCTGTCTATTGTTATTGTTTCTATTGTCCCTGCGTCCCTTGTTGTGATCTGTAGATCCCATTCGGTTGCGTCGTCTATAACTGAATATGTTGTAGCGTCTGCCCCAATCGCAGCACTTGGTGTAACATTTGTTCCAGACCAAGTTTTTACTTCTGCTCCGAGTACGTCGTGTACTATCTCTTCTGTTATAGTTTGAGATGTTGTCGTTGTTGACTGCATCGACCCTGTTGTAAACTGGGGCGTAACAGTGTTTGCTCTTGCTACTGCGGGTGACAACAGGCTTAAGAGTATTATCCATTTAGTCATGTCTTTGGTTTTGTCTCTTTGTCTTTTTTGCCATTG